ATGTTTAAGAACGCATTTGCAAACCTGCAAAAGGTCGGTAAATCGCTAATGCTACCGGTATCCGTGTTACCCATCGCAGGTATTCTGCTGGGTGTCGGTTCCGCGAATTTTAGCTGGCTACCAACGGTAGTCTCTCACGTAATGGCAGAAGCGGGCGGTTCCGTTTTTGCTAACATGGCATTGATTTTTGCTATTGGCGTTGCACTTGGCTTTACCAACAACGACGGTGTATCCGCGTTGGCGGCCGTTGTGGCTTACGGCATCATGGTGAAAACCATGGCGGTAGTCGCACCACTGGTCTTGCATTTGCCGGCAGAAGAAATTGCTGCCAAGCATTTAGCTGATACCGGGGTATTAGGCGGGATCATTGCAGGTGCAATAGCGGCCTACATGTTTAACCGCTTCTACCGTATTCAGTTACCTGAATATCTGGGCTTTTTCGCCGGTAAACGCTTTGTGCCGATTATCTCTGGTTTCACAGCGATCTTTGTTGGCGTGATTCTGTCCTTCGTGTGGCCGCCAGTGGGTACTGCTATCCAGACTTTCTCCCAGTGGGCAGCCTATCAAAACTCCGTAGTCGCCTTTGGTATCTACGGTGTAGTAGAACGTGCGCTGGTTCCATTCGGTCTGCACCATATCTGGAACGTACCATTCCAAATGCAAATTGGTGAATACACCAACGCAGCGGGTCAGGTATTCCACGGTGACATTCCTCGTTACATGGCGGGTGACCCAACTGCGGGTAAACTGTCTGGTGGCTTCCTGTTTAAAATGTACGGTCTGCCAGCTGCAGCAATCGCTATTTGGCATTCTGCTAAGCCGGAAAACCGGGCAAAAGTGGGCGGGATCATGATCTCCGCAGCACTGACCTCATTCCTGACCGGTATCACCGAACCAATCGAATTCTCCTTCATGTTCGTGGCGCCAATTTTGTATGTTATCCATGCAATTCTGGCAGGTCTGGCCTTCCCAATCTGTATCCTGCTTGGGATGCGTGACGGTACCAGCTTCTCCCACGGTCTGATTGACTTCGTGGTACTGAGTGGTAATAGCAGCCGTATTTGGTTGTTCCCTCTGGTGGGTATTTGCTACGGTCTGGTCTACTACACCATCTTCCGTGTACTGATCGCCAAACTGAATTTGAAAACACCGGGTCGTGAAGACACGACGACAGAGCAAACTGTACAGGGTGGCACTGAAATGTCAGCAGCACTGGTAGCAGCATTTGGTGGTAAAGAAAACATCACTAACCTGGATGCATGTATCACACGTCTGCGTGTCAGCGTGGCTGATGTGTCCAAGGTTGACCAAGCTGGTCTGAAGAAATTGGGTGCTGCGGGCGTTGTCGTCGCAGGCTCAGGTGTTCAGGCTATCTTCGGGACGAAATCTGATAACCTGAAAACAGATATGGACGAGTACATTCGTAACCATTAATTCAGGTGTGGGGAGTGCAAAGGGGAGGCGAAAGCCTCCCTTTTTTTATATTTTTTACATTGATTTTATTGAATTATTTATTTTAACTGTCCACATCATGACCTCCACTCAAAGATTGACCACCTTCAGATACAAAAAAGCCCGCACGCGGCAGGCTGATTGGAAACGTTGGAGTATCAAAAACCCAAATCAAATTGGTCATCACCCAAGTGCCCCGGCAAGAACAGATCGCGGGGTAGGGTTGCGGTGTTATTACGGCTGGGGCGGGACAGGATTTTATCGACTGATTGCAGCGTGGTGAAGGTACAGCTACAAAGCAGGTTTTGACACTGGTGGTAATTCTCTTTGGTATTGACGGTTATCATTCTGCTGGTACGGGTGCGGGTGACGGCACCACATTGTGGGCATGACATCATGATAATAACTCCAACCTTTTCGTGCTTGGCTAAAGTATAACCTATTCATTCCCCAAATTCTTTTACTCCGTTTCCTCTTCGGCCATATCCAAATCGGTAATTTTCACTTCAAAATTCAGTGCGGTAGTGAAGCCATTATCACCAACGGTGTGCGTGACCTGGGTAATTATCCAGGCGGCCTGATCAATCTCTGGTTTAAATCCTTGCATTACGGCGGGCAGTTCTGGAAATAAGTCAGCACGGCCGCGCGCCAGTGTCATGGTAAATTCAGCCGCACCTCGTTGCAGTTTCGACCAACGCGCGGCAGCGGCGCGACGGGCGGCCCGTTCTGTCTTGAAGGTTTCCCGCATCACAAAAACGTTCCCTTCGACACCTTCCAGATAATTTCCCTCTTTGCTGGTCGATGCCGGAGTCTTTATTTTCGGTGGTGTTTTACTTTTCCGCTTGCGGCGAACGCTGGTTTTTTGCGGCTTGCCGTAGTTGAGATCCAGCCAGTAAGCGGTAACACCGGTATAGGCGTCACGGTCAGCCACCCGAAAACTGTGTTTGTCACCACTTGCGCGGGTGATGGTAATGGCCGGTAACAGCTTGCCGCTTTGGGATACCGCGCGCCCTGGATGCATGAATAACAACATGCCGTTTTTGATGGTGGTAATTGCGCCGAGCTTTTCCGCCATGCGGGTTAAAAAGCTGATATCTGACTCGCTGGTCTGGTCGGCGTGGTCGATATCTATTTTACCTAAATCCTCACTGACTCCCGCTTTCAGGTCATAACGCGAGGCAATGCTGGCAACCACTTTTCCGACGGTAATATCGTGCCAACTGTATTCCCGTTTCACGTTGAAAGTATCGCGAAAATCAGCACTGCGGGCGGTGACAATCAACTGATCCGGCGGGCCGCTGTGGCTGATTTCATCCACAGTAAAGCGGCCTTTACTGATCAGCGGCTCACCTTTCCAGCCCAGTGCAATATCAATCAGTGCTCCGCGTGCAGGCAGGGCGACTTGCTGATCGGCGTCGTCAATGACCAGTTCCAGCATATCGGCTTCAAAACCACGGTTATCGGTCAGCGTTAAACTGATCAGTCGGTCATTAACCGTGGTCTGGGTTTTGCCGCCAATCTTGATATCAAAGACGGGCCGTGGGGTGAGGTCGTCCGGGAGTAATTGCATGGGGTAATTTTGCGGGGAAATGGCGCGCGGACATACTGCTGTTTACTGTGTCAGGCCTGATACAACAAGCGGGCGGTGATTTACGCGCGAGGTTGGTTGATGATTTCGGCAAGGATTAATCCTTTTCGGAGCGTACCCCAATGGCAACAAATTATCACCACGGTGTGAGCGGTGAGGAAACCACTGACACCTCGACCATCATTAACGATATCGACTCCGCCGTGATTGGCGTGGTCTGTACGGCGGACGATGCTGACGCTGCCACCTTTCCGCTGAATACGCCGGTACTACTGACGCGGGTTAAAAATGTGCTCGGCAAAGCGGGGAAAACCGGCACATTACGCCAAACCCTGAAGGCCATTTCTGATCAAGCCAGCCCGCAAACCGTGGTTATCCGTGTGGCGGAAGGCGGTACAGAAGAGGGCGAAAAAAGCACTGAAGCCAATGTGATTGGCGGCGTGGATGAGAACGGACTTTATACCGGTCTTTATGCCCTGCTGGTTGCTGAAATGCGCGTTGGTGTGAAGCCGCGCATTATCGGTGCACCGGGGCTGGATACCTTGGCAGTGGCGAATCAAATTGCCATTTTTGCCCGCGAACTGAAGGCGTTTGCTTATATCAGTGCCAATGGCTGCAAAACCATTGCCGAGGCTAAAATTTACCGCAAGAACTTTATTCAGCGCGAAGTGATGGTGATTTATCCCGACTGGCTGGCCTATGACAGCGAAGCCGGGAGCAACGTTGTGGTACCGGCACCGGCTTATGCGTTGGGGTTGCGCGCCAAGATTGATGCGGATATCGGCTGGCATAAAACCCTGTCCAACGTGGCGGTCGATGGTGTGCTGGGCACTTCGGCAGATATCTATTTTTCCCTGCAAGGTAAAGACACCGATGCCGACGAGCTGAACAGCAACCACATCACCACGCTGATCAAGCAAAAAGGCTTTCGCTTCTGGGGTTCCCGCACCTGCGAGGAAGAGGTGTTTATTTTCGAAAGTTATACCCGCACCGCGCAGATCCTGATGGATACCATTGCGGAAGCCCATTTTTACTACATCGACAAGCCGTTAACGCCGTCACTGGCGAAAGATGTTATCGACGGTATCAACCGCAAATTGTCAGCCTACGTTACCGCCGGTCGGCTGCTGGGTGCCCGCTGCTGGTATGACACCGACGCCAACACCACAGACACGCTGAAGCTGGGCAAGCTGACTATTCGCTACAACTACACGCCAGTGCCGCCGTTGGAAAATCTGGGGTTGATTCAGGAATTCACCGACGAATATTTCGCGAGTTTTGCGAATGCCGTCAATAGCTAAGGGTTATCACTATGGCATTGCCAAGAAAACTTAAGTATTTCAACGTCTATGTCAATGGCGACAGCTATCTGGGGCAAGCCTCAGAGCTGACGCCGCCAAAGCTGACTATCAAGACGGAAGATTATCAGGGGGCAGGTATGCCCGGTTCGGTTGCGGTAGATCTCGGCTTTGAGGCGGGCGCGCTGGATATGGAATTAACCCTCGGCGGGTTGGCTCCTGAATTACTAAAACTGTGGGGCACACCGACCGCTGACGGGGTGCAGTTCCGCTTTGCTGGCTCCTATCAGGCGGAGGATACCGGCGAGGCTATCCCGCTGGAAATTCAGACGCGCGGCCGTTACACCGAGCACGATCCCGGCAGTGCGAAACAGGGTGATGATACCAGCCATAAATACACGCTGAAAAACACCTACTGCAAGATCACGGCAAACAACGAAGAGCTTTTCGAGTTGGATGTGCTGAACATGATCTACCGGGTGAACGGTGTGAATATGCTGGAAAAACACCGCGCTAACATTGGCCTTTAATCTGGGAATTTATTTATGTCGAATACCATTGTTTTACAAACACCGATCAAGCGCGGTAAGTCAGTTATCAAAGAGGTTTCTTTGACTGGCGCGCTGAAACAAGCCGGTTCCCTGCGCGGCCTGAAGTTGTACGATGTCGTCACCTCAGATGTTAATTCTCTAATTAAGCTGTTGCCGCGAGTGACTTCTCCGGCGCTGACCGAAATTGAGCTAGTCACAATGGATATATGGGACTTTTCCCAACTTGCGGCGGAAGTTGTCGATTTTTTGCAACCCAACTCGGAATTAGAGGGGAGCAAGACGACAGCGGAAACATCAACTATGAGTTTGGATTTAGCCAAATAGAAGATGTGATCGCCGATGTCGCTTTTGTTTTTCACTGGTCATTGTCCGATCTCTGGGCAATGACCGTGCCCGACCTTTTAGCCTGGCGTGAGCGTGCAGCGGTGCGCTGGGGAACCACGGAAGAATAAGTCATGACTGACCGCAACCTATCGATAAAAGTGGCTTTAGGGGCGGTCAATAATCTGACCCAACCTTTTAATGCTGCTCAGAAAAGTACCGCCGCACTAGGGCGGCAAATCAAAGCCACGCGCGATAACCTGCGCGATTTACCCAAACAGGCCGCCAGTTTCGACAAGTTGGCCGAGTCCAGTAATAAAGCCGCCGCCCGCATTGAGAAATTGCGCCGGGCCTCTGATGCGGTCAAATCCCTCGACAATCCTACCCAGAAGCAGATCGCCGCTGTGCAAAAGTGGGACAGCCGCCTGGGGAAGTTGCAGGAAAAACAGACCGTTGAAGTGCGGCGACTGGCTGAACTGCGCGCCAGTCTTTACCAGCACGGTGTTTCGGTTGCCAGCAACAGCACCGCCACTGAGCAAATCACTCACCGCACTGCCCAATATAACCGCCAGTTGCAACTGCAAGAGCAGCGGCTAAAACGAGTGGCAGCGGCGCGAGCCAGCTATGATCGCGGGCAGGAGCTGCGCGGCAAGTTGCAATCCGGCGGCATGACGGCACTTGCCACCGGTGCAGTGATGGCGGCCCCGGTGGCGCTGGCGCTGAAGAGTTACACCGGCATGGAAGATGCCATGAAAGGTGTGGCAAAACAGGTTAATGGCCTGCGCGATGATAACGGCCAGCGCACCGCGCAATTCTATGAAATGCAAAACGCCATTAAAGACGCCGCAGAACTGGCCCCTTTGCCGGGTGGGGCTGCTGACTTCGCCGCTCTGGTGGAAGGCGGTGCGCGCATGGGCGTGGCAACTGACGGAGCCGACTGGGCACAACAGAAAAAAGAACTGTTAGACTTTGCCAACGTCTCCGCCAAAGCATCTAAAGCCTTTGAACTGCCCGCCGGTGAACTGGCGGAAAGTCTCGGTAAAATCTCCGGGCTGTACAAGATCCCCACCAAAGATATTGAGCAACTGGGTGATGCCCTGAACTATCTGGATGATAACGCCCAGTCAAAAGGGGCGGATATCATTGATGTGCTACAACGCATGGGCGGCGTGGCTGACCGGCTCAACTACAAGCAGGCGGCCGCGCTGGGTTCGACCTTCCTGTCACTGGGCGCACAGTCTGAAATTGCCGCCAGTGCGGCCAATGCGATGGTGCGCGAACTGTCGATTGCCACCATGCAAAGCGATAAGTTTCTCGCCGGACTAGATGCGCTGGGCATGGATGAGAAAAAGATAGAAAAGGCGATGTCGGTCGATGCCATGGGCACCATTCGCGAAGTGCTGGGTGCAGTTAAAAAACTGCCCGATGTTGACCGGCTGCGGGTACTCACTCAGCTGTTTGGTAAAGACTTCGGTAAAGATGCCGCCAAGCTGGTGAACAATATTGATGAGCTGGACAGGCAACTCGCCCTGACCAGTTCGGCAGGCGCTAAAGGTTCAATGCAAAAAGAGTCTGATATTGATAAAGACTCGATATCCGCGCAATTGCAGTTGCTGAAATCTGGCGGCGGAAACGCCCTCAGTTCGATGGGGGAAACCTTGCGCGCCCCCATGCTGGAGGTGGTCGAGACATTAAAAAACATGATTGGCGGCGTGCGTCGTTGGGTGGAAGCTAACCCCAAACTGGCAGGCACCATCATGAAAGTGGTGGCGACATTGTCGATTGCTACCATTACGCTGGGTGGATTGGCACTGGCTGCGGCAGCGTTATTGGGGCCGATGTTGGCCCTGCGACTGGGGTTCTCGTTATTGGCCGGTAACGGAGGATTAGGTTTATTGCTGCCGAAATTTAGCTGGCTAACCGGTGGGATCAGTCGGCTGGTGCCCAACTTATTGCGGGTGTCTCCGGCGCTATTGTCCTGGCGTACCAGCGCCAGCGTGGCCGGTTCTGCGCTGGGCGGTTTACGGTCGAAAATGGCGCTATTGGGTTCTAATGCTCAGATGGCGCTGTCCAATGCCTCTGGTCGTGCTGGTTCGGCAATGTATACCGCCTTTAGTCAGCCGGGTGTCGCGCTGGGTCGTCTTGGCAATATGCTGAAATGGGTGGCGACTTCACCGCTTCGCCTGTTGGGCAGTATTGGCGGTACGGTGTTTGGTGCGCTGGGGTCTGTGATTGGTTTTCTGTTAAGCCCTATCGGGCTACTGGTTGCCGCATTGGTCGGGGCTGGCATCCTGATTTATAAATATTGGGAGCCGATAAAGGCATTTTTCAGCGGTTTCTTTACCGGGTTAATCGAAGGGTTAAGACCCGTCAGAGAAGCTTTTGCACCGCTGGCTCCGATTTTTGACGGTATCGGTAGCGCGATTGGTCGGGTATGGAACTGGTTTACCCAGTTGCTTTCACCGGTCGAATCGTCGAAAGCCTCGCTGGAAGCGGCAACCAATGCCGGTAAAACCTTTGGTGAAGTGGTCGGCGCAGTCATTAGTGGGTTGTTCTGGCCGGTAGAACAGCTTGCCAAGGGGTTAGGCTGGTTACTGGAAAAACTGGGGGCTATCCCTAAAGCGGCGGATGCGGCCAGCGGTGCAGTGGCAGCGATGAACGGGCCAAAAGCGCCGGTGATGTATGAATGGGATCCGGTACTGAAAAAAATGGTGGAAGCAAAATCCGCCTGGTCGTGGAGTCCTGATAAACCGGTCGCCGGAAACAGCAGCGCTATGACAAACGCGGCAGCGTCACCGATAGTCAGCGGCCCCACGGCGGCCCCGTCCATTTACGGTGCTGTTGACCGCAGCAAAAAGAAAAAAGGCAACGGTGACAGCCTCGCCAGCAGTTCACCGGCCACAACAGCCGCGGATAACACGCGCGATAAGCTGGGTGATATCGTGTTTAAAAATGTACCGGATTATCTACCGCTGGCCTCACCCTATTTATCCGTCCCGGCAAAAGCAGCGGCACAGCCTGGCCTGTTGGCAAGAATGCAGCAGAGCGCCAGCGATATGCTGGCCCGCACGCGAGACATGATCGCACCGGGGAATGATTTTGACTCGTTATCACTGGCCGGTGATATTCCACAACTAGCGAGAAAGCCGCTCAGTGCACGGCGAAGCAGCGGCCCGATATCCTATGAAGGTGATCGCTACGACATCACAATCAAGCTGGAAGGCCAGCAGGCGGCCAGCATAGACGAGAATAAACTGGTCAATATGCTGTATGATAAAATCGCCACGCTACAGCGCCAGAAAGAGTCCCGCCGCCGTTCCACCTTTACCGACAGGGAGCAATAATCATGATGATGGTTTTCGGGTTGTTTGTATTTGAACTGCGCACTGCGCCTTATCAGAATCTGGGGCAGGAAAGCACCTTCAGGCACGTCAATAATAGCCGGGTAGGCAAGTCGCCACGCTATCAATATATCGGCCCCGGTGAAGATAAAATCACGCTGGGCGGGACGCTGTACCCGGAAGTAACCGGCGGTGATGTGTCGCTGGCGGCACTGCGTACCATGGCCTACAGCGGCAAAGCCTATCCACTGATAGAAGGCACCGGCGGGATTTATGGCATGTTTGTGATAACCGGCATCAGCGAAACCCGCACCGAGTTTTTTAAGGATGGCAAGGCGAGAAAAATTGAGTTTTCGCTCAGTCTGGAAAAGGTCAGTGAAGATTTGCGCGAAATGCTGGGGGAGTTGAGCTTCTTTTAAAGCTAAGATGATGGAACCTCATAATCAGCGGGGATGGCTTTATTTTTCCCGAAGGCTCCACCGTATTTTTTTTCATCACTTTTACTTTCTATCTCTTTTTTTTCTTTGTATTGCCGGATCATTTCGCCGGAGACATGGATATCGTTTGCTAACAAAAATAAGGAGTCATTAACTTTTTTAATGGGTAAATGTTCTAGCATGGCATATTCTATAAGTAAATTTTTGAATTGACCATTATCACAAACGTCATCCAAACAGTTTAAGAAAAGAACAGCTAATTCTTTGCTTGATAGCTGCGCCCTAAGAATACTGCTATATTTCCTCTTCTTTTCCGGAGGTAATACATTATCACTGTAGCCATCAATTAATTTCAGAGCTTGATATAAGTTTCTGAAATACTGCCCTAGAATATGATTGTGGTTATCTTGAATTTTCTTGTAATTATCATAGATGTATGAAGGGATATTCTTTGTGCCACGAGCACCCTTTTTTTTAACTTCTTCTAATAGAGCACCAAAAACAAGGTGACCGTTATGTGATGTGGTGCTGAGCCCAGAGCCATTTATAGTTCCCTCTTTAAATATTAAATTTATAACAATTTCATTGTGAAGTTTTAAAATATTAAAAAAAGTATTTTCAATGGCTTGGGTATTTAATGCGTCGGATGTATTTTTATATTCTAGTCTTGTTTGTGTTAATTCTTTTCTAGTAAGGCTTAGTTCTGTTTGTTGAATTTTTATTGTACTAATAAGAAATATGACAGAGATAAATGTGAGTATGGGGTTGAGAGTCCCACCAAAGAAATCTCCAAAAGTTCCTAAGTCCCTATCAGATGTAAAAAAAATAATTCCAAAAATGACTAATACTAAAAAAACCAAAAAAACATGTTGGTCTGTGAAGTAGTCAGAGAAATTCTTTTCATTCTCGTTAATAGATTTTTCAACTGACTCTGACTCAGTTGAGGTAGATAAAGGCATATCGTTTGATTTCTTCATTTTTTAGGTTAGGAAATTTTTGATTAGAGTTTTTAAACGCAAACTATGATTTTTGCAATGATTATTTACTTTGGAATTGACGTGCAACATACATTTAGTAACGTTATTACACTAATAGCTTGCTATGTAAGTGGTGATTTCAATGTAAAATTAGGGAGTATTGATTTATATCAATGGAATTAATATAAAATACATTATATAGATGTGAGGTAAATGCTATGGTATCAAATTGCACATAAAGAACTGCTAGATATTTGTATAATAATTAATGACGGCATATTAATAAAATGGGTTCAAACTAAAGGTTAAAAACAAAGGATACATAATGTACTTTAGTGAACTAACAATACTTTACCTTCAAATATTGGCATCTATCTTTATGGGGTGGGATTACTTTATGCCGTTAGCATGGCGTGGGAAAATAAACACATCAGTTGAGAGGTATGTTTTAGGGGTTCAGAGTAATGTTGATAGAGATATATTATGTGCATGGGAAGTGATTAGAGGTAATATTAAACATATAGTAACTGCTGCAATTATGCTTATCTGCTCTTACGGAATCATGCAGCTTATTATTGCATATGAACACATACTCCCCGTTGCAATAAATATACTTTTAGTTGTTGTCTGCTTGGTATTAATAGTGATGCCAATTATGTTTTTAATGAATTTAATTAGTGAAATAATTGTTCCTATTGGTGTTGGTGGCGTATTTTTTCGTAGTCTAACCACATTTTTGACAAGAACTGAGAAAGGCCCGATAGCAGGCATCGGATTTGTTTTTTTATTGATATCTTTTATGATGAGATACGCTAATTACAGCGCTAAGTAAAATTAAAAATCAGCCCGCAAATTCAGTGGGCTGTTCAGCGATATCATCCGCATGAAAACCGACTACATCACCAATATTAGTACTATGCCAATCAGGCCTTGGTGTTCCGTGCTGTAGCCGGTTTTGGCGGTATAACCCTTATATATCATTGTGTTTACGGATCAACTCCTACAGATTCAAGATTATTGTGGATAGGCTCACCGTCAATAAATCTATTTCAGTAGTGACCTATCTATTGTGTTAGAGGGCGAACGCTAATTCTAGCGGCTCCTCGCTATCCCGCAGATAAGTGCTACGTAACGCATCAATTTGTTGCCACAAAATAAGCGAAAGAATCTCTTTAGCATCGGCCCGATCAACGGAAATGATGGCGTAAATCAACGCACGGCAGTGATCGATAAGTTCTTCTACTTCGCAGGGGGTGTCATCGTACATAGCGCACCTCCGGCAGCAGAGGGGCTGGTAGTGATATTAGTGGGTAAAAAATGAATTTATTACAGATAGATAGTGAAAGGCACTTAGTCGTCGAATCCATGATGACTACCTCTTTGGTAGGGTGACTAATCACCACGCCGAGCTGTCAATCTCTGTAGGTGGTGAGCTGGGCGGGGTTGACAGACCGGTTACCAAAGAACCCGGCGCATCTTGCGATGCCCCCACCCAGCTCACCATTGCTTACTTATTACAGGTGTTACTGTGCTCGCACATAATAGCCGTGTCTACGGTTGTGCGCTTTGGTTTCTTCCGGACTGTCAAATCCGACAGCGGGTTTTGCCGCTGCGGCGTGACTATAGCCCAACGAAGTTCTGCTGTGCAATCAACCAGCATCACTTTAGGACAAACATTTTTTCTGTAAAAATAGGAGGTTATCGCGGGGGATTGCACATATGATAACTCTCCGTTGCTTAAAGAGAGTATGGCGACAATGGTGAGGTATTTAAGCCATAGGACGGCGTTGTGCCAGTTCTGGCACCGGCTATCTAATATGTCCTATCAAATATGGAATATCCGTCCGCCCCCATCGGGTAGCTCTACTGTCAGGCTCAGTTTTCCCCCCATAGCTTCAATATAACGTTTGAGTGTTGCGAGTTTAACGTCGTTGCCGCGTTGCTCTATTTGAGTTATAGCGGGTTGGCTGACACCCATCGCTTTAGCCAGAGATTTTTGCGACAGTTGCAATTCTTCACGCATCATCTGTAATCCAGTTTCCAGAATCATTTCATCGGCCATTTCTTTAATTCGCTTCTGACTCTCAGGCGAACGAGCGGCTATAGCATCACGTAATGTTCTCATTTCTGTTCCTCAATTACGGCTAAATGTGCACTAAATTCTTCGTCAGCAAGGCGGATCATCGTTTCGTAAAACCGCTTATCATTACTTTTATCACCGGCACACAATACGATTGCCTGACGGTTAGGATCAAAAGCAAAAAATGCGCGAACCGGACGACCAGAATATTGTACCCGCAGCTCCTTCATATTCTTGTGCTGAGAGCCTTTTACTGTATCAGCATAGGGACGCGACAGTTTCGGGCCATAAGTTTCAAGATTGGCTAGATTTGCTAACACCTTTTCCTGCATCCCTTCTTCTTGTTCCTGCAACCAAGCGTCAAACCTTGGCGTCAAAATCACTATCCACACAATCATATCCTTATAAAGTGTAGCTTACGGCTTGATTATATAATCTGTGACTTATATTTTCAATGCTTCATCTGGACAAATATTTCCCCCATTAAAATCCCCCCTTATCGCGGCAACTCCGGCCAGTCAATCTCTGGCGCGGCGTTTGAGTCAATGCGCATTAGCGCGACGCGGTACTGTTTGAGTGCCGCCAATTGCTGAATATCAGTCTGTTGATTATCCATTGCGATGGCGTCGAGTAGGATGTTGATGTGCTCCGAAACCTGCTTTATCAGTGCGGTTTTTTGTTGGACGGCGGCGGTAATATGGCTGGCTTTTAATGCCTGTTGATCGACTTCCCAGGCGGCTCCCGTCCATTGATCAAATTCATGCGTTGGCTGAAGCTGTGTTTTATTGTGTGGCATGGGGCCGAGCGCAGAAATGATGGATTCAGTTTTAGTTTCAATGTCATAAACCGTTTGATGGCGATGGTCTTCTACCGTTATCCACTGATTTTCCGTCAAATCTCTCACCAATGCCATGCCGGTTTTAGGCTGGATGACTGGCGCGTCAGCCACCGAATGCGCTGGCAGGCCGACGCCGAGCGGCAAGTACTCCATATCCGCACTGGTGTATTCCAGACTACCCGCATCATAGTGATAGAGCGTTATCCACCCCGCCTGACTGGCGAGTTGACGGTCATCCAAGATGGCCGGTTGCACCGTAAAGTCATATTTCATTAGATCGCCCTCAAGATATAGCAAAACGCAATATTGCGTGGTCGGGTTTCGGCGGCGGTGCGCACCACGCGGGAGGCGTCAAAATCAAAGCTGCCACAATGGGTGATGTCGGTATGGTGCGGGGTATTGTCGTTGCCGACAGCATGCGTTTTTGCGAAAGCGCCGCTGAAGTTGCTCTCTGCTGCGCTGCCGAGGCTTTCCGATACGCCACGGATGCCACCGGTGATATTTTGCAGCGCGTCGGTTTGCGTGCTTAACAGGGGGCGACCGGTATCAATGCCGCGCCCGTTATCAAATCCACGAATAAATTCGCCACGCAAATCGGGTAATTTTTTGTCTGGATATAAGGCCGCCAACGCGGGATAGTCGTTGGCATAAAATGATGCACCGTTACATTTTAAATAGCCTGCCGGTGGCGTGGTGCCTGGGTAGGGCAGTGGAATGCCGATGGGCGTTAATGTATCGCTGCGACTGGTGACGATATCTATCCATTCACGCCATTGACCATAGGAGCGCAGGCGATAAGCTATTTTGGTCGCGGTGTGGGTATTATTGGTGGAGAAAATAAATTGGTGGGCGGTTAACGCATCATTCTGAATATGCTGAATGGTCGCATCACCAAAGCCCTCAGGCTTATTGGGGGCGTATTGATTGACACAGTACATGCCGGTTTTGGTCAGCGCATTGATCCCCGCCGAGGCAATAATGCAGGGGCCACCCCAACCAAAGGCCCCAACCGCCATGAGTTCATCTTGCGCATTACCGACATTTCTGGTGGCCGCAGAGCCTAATTGCAAGTTAGCCCGCGCCGCCTTGATATTGCTAACATCAAATAAATTTTTGCTGGCGAGAAGATATTGCGGATGAGGATAAGGGGTGCGGATATGATCGCTCATCATTGTCATCGCTGTACTGACCACTTTTCTGACCGCTTTGGGCGTGGCGGCTTCGGTCTCATTTTCGCTATCGATAGAGTTACTTAATCGCGTGAAACCTTTGGCGTATAAGCTAGCATCGGGATGGTTGCATGAGTTTTCATGAGCAATCATCAACTCATCGATATAGGTTTTGACCTCAATAGCTTTATCATCCGCATAGTTTCGCGCGGTCAGTACCGCTGATGGGGTAATTTTCAGCATCACTGACGCCGTGCTGCTGACCATGAATATCATACGAATCAGTTGGGTACGGCCACTGCCTTCCTGCATTTTCGGCTTATAGCTTTCCGGACAATTGGCGATGGCAATTAACTCTCCGGCTTTATTCAGCAAGCCAATCTCCCGAATCCACCACCCGCCCTCAGTCTCAGGGATAATCTGTTCAGCGATGATTTGATTGGAATTGACTGCATCAATACTTAATGAATTCAATGCGGCGCGGCGCTGTTCATTCACCAGTTGAGTTTGTGCCGGATCGGGTGTCGGCAGGGTGCCACCGCCATCCCCAACCGCCATGTGGGTTATCTCTAAACGGGTGCCGAGCGCGGTGGCGTTCGCCAGTTTGGCCGCGCCAATATGGGTCAGTAAGGCAAAGTATTTATTCGTCATATTGAGTCCATTCATAGGGGTAAATAGTCATTTCGTCGCTGTCATAGCTGGCAACATTGATGGGGATTGCGCCGTTAACCGCCAAATTAATCGACAGGCCATTCAGATGGCGACTGCACGGCTTGGCGTCGTCTATTAACCGCTCCAGTTCGGGATACATTTCCTCGGTAATACCGGTTTCCAACACACCTACATCAAGGCGAAAGGTGCCGGGCGTTTCATTGGTTTTCCACCACTCAGTTACGCGAATGAGGTAGCCGAGCGGCTCAACCACGCGCCGTAGTGCGCCAATGGTGCCTTTGCGTTTATGCACATAAGCCGAGGATTTCACCACTGCGCGCTTGGTAGCTTCCGGCCAGCTTTCATCCCAGCGATCAACCGACCACGCCCACGCCAGATAGGGCAGTAACGGCAGCGGGCACAGGTCAGCATTCCATAACTGGCGTAGTGGCACTGGCACGTTCCCCAACTGGGCGCAGGCTTGTGCGGCCGCGATTTCCAGTGGGGATGATCCGGCTGGTAGCAAGCGGTTATTCATCAGTTCCCCCGACCGTCAGCACGGCACTGGTGCAGTAAGCTGCTTTTGTGCTGTCCAGTACCACGTCAGCCAGCGGTGCATTCAGTTCAACACGCTGCACCCCTTCAACATGCAGCGCGGCATAAATCGCGGAAGTCCGAATATCCCGACCGAGGCGGCGTTGGGTATTAATATAGATTTCCAGTCGGGCCTGCGCGGCTGCACGTACCGGTTCGGCTTCCGGCCCCGGATAGATATAGAGCACCGCGTCAATCTGGTAATCGACAATCGCCGCTGATTGGACGGTGATGCGGTCAGCCACCGGTCGCACGTCATCGTCATTCAGCGCGGCGCGGACAATGTCCAGCAGCTCCGACGAGGCTTCGCCATTTCCGGCCCGCGCCAGCACGGTGACGGTGACACAGGCCGGTGACGGACTCAGTGCCGAGGCATCAGCAACCCGTCCGTCAGCACGGCGGGCGTGGGCTTCATAGGCTCCGGTCGGCCCGGCGACACTCAGGGCTTCAAAGGCTTGCGGAATACGCAGACGAAAATCGGCGTCAGATTCCATCACCGCCGCCACGGGTGGAATGGCATCATTATTGGCAGGAATGATGATCAGGCGATTGACGTTATTATTGGCTGCCAACTGGTCTAAGTCGCTACTGTTGGCATAGGCCACCATTACCGCCTGCGCGGCCTCATTAACCCGCTGGCGTAAGACCAACTCGCGATAGGTACTTTCCTGCAATAACTTGGTGATAGGCTCTGATTCAAGGGTCAGTGTTTGCATAACAGCCTCACGCTCTTCAACTGGATACAAGGCGATAAACGCCGCCTTCCTCTCATCCAGCAGGGTTTCATAATCCAGCGATTCGACCACCAAAGGTGCGGGCAGCTGGGACAGGTCGATCACGTTCATGCCTCACCCCCGACCGGGATCGCCAGATGAAAGGTGTCAGCCAGATCCGTGCGTTGACCGCGAATTTCCAGTGTCATTTTCCCCGCCTGCGGTTCTGCCAAAATGACGCGGGTCAGTACCACTCGCGGCTCCCAGCGCATGATTGCACTGTAGGCCGCTGACATGGCTTTCAACCGCAACAGCGGGTTTTGTGGGTCGTCAATCAGATCAGACAGCAATGAGCCATAACCACGGCGCATACATCGTGTGGTGATAGGTGTGGTCACGATATCGGTGATCGACTGGGTGATATGTGCCATATCGGTAATTCGCCGCCCGGTCTGGGCGTTCATGCCTAAATACATCATTTGTTTGGCCCATAGGTGTTACTGCCACCACGTTGCACGCCGCCGTGGTCATGACTATCAATCACCACCCCATTGGATGAGAACGCACCGCCAGAGTGCTGAATGTTGCCGGACATCTCACCGCCATCGGTCACATTCAAAGTGGCCGTTTTCAGAAGTTGGGCGCATTCCACTATCGGCGTATCCAGAGTGATTTTGACCGAGGCGGTACAGGTGATTTCTGGCGCGGTGGCGCTAATGGATTCACCCGCATCAAGGGTGGCGGTTTTAATGCCGGTGGCTTTCAGTGCGCCGGTGTTGGCGTTGTACTCAATTACTGCGCCGTCGGGGTAGGTGGCGTGCTGGGTGTTGGCGGTGTTTATCGGTGCGGGTGCGCTTTTCTGATACAGGGCAGCAATGATCACCCCAGCGGACAACTCACCGCCAGCAGCCAGAATAATGACTTGTTCCCCTTCGGTCGGCGGCCACCATGTGCGGGCATTTCCGGCGCGGCGGACAGACCACGGCAACCAGTCGGTCAGTAATTCACCGCAGCGCACGCGGGCTTTGGGCGGATCAAGGGCCAAATTCACCTGTTCCACGATACCGAAACGGATCAGATTCATTATCAGGCGATAGATTTCGGCGTTGGTCATGGCGGTCAATACTCGTTATTCAGCGTAACGGTATTGTTTACGCGCGCGGGCAGGGGTGCAACGCGCGGCAGTTGTAGGGGGACTGTGACAACTTTTAGAAGGGGGGTCTAGAATGGCTCAGTATTATTTCTTGAACAAATAGCGAGTCAGACACATATAAATCAGACTCGTGATAGCTAATAAAAATAGCAGAACAAGATAAAACTCAATCCAGCTTCCTTCACTATCTTCACCCATATGACCGATTAAATTGCCAATATGTACTGATAAGTCGTAAAGGAACGATTTCACCATATTCATCTGTTGGAAAAATAGAAAGACTACGCTAAAGCATATAATGAATAGGATTAATTTAATTACCGTTCTAGCGAAGTTTGCAGAAGTCAAAATTTGTGCTCCCTGTTACATCAACCCGTCCGTAAGCCATTAACTCATGATGGCCCGGTACCCGGAATTTCTTCTGGCGTCTAATCGCCTTACTGACGATCTCAAAATCACTACCCTTAAAGAAGGTAATACAACCCCATGATTCGCCGGAACCATCCGGACGTAATGGATGTAATCTAAACTGACCACGTTGTATACCATTGACATAAAGGCTATCGGTCATAGTCTGGAAACTGAATAAGCCAAACCAACTATCGTGGTCGGTACCCCACCATAAATCCAAACCTTTTTGCCGAATTTTATTTCCTAAACTACCTGTAGGGCGGTCGACAATCCAATATTGTCCTGGAGGTAATGCAGCGAGGGGAATATCTGAACATTCAGACGCATTAACGAAAGGTTTTTTACCAGAGAAAACCTCGAATGAGCCGACACCGTAGCAGTGAAGGAGCGCTTTAGCGCCATTGTCATAAAGGTTTCGATAATCCATTCTACATATTTGCATATTAATCCTTTAATTAAATGTTAATCCTTTATTTTGGCGGAGTATAACATATTGAAAAAGTATTCTAATACACAAATAGAAAATCAATAAATATATCGTATCTTTATGTTTTGTTGGGTTTTTATATTGTATTTCGCAATATTTTTTAATATTAAAACCGCATTGACAGAAAAGTCCTAGGAAAATTCATCAAGTACCGCAATAAAGTCGGGCTATATTCCTAATTTAGACTTAGGAATGAATTAAATATTTGATCAATTATATTATTTCCGTCTTTGGACGTGATACCGAGCAATTGCCGGGCGGGATAATCCGCTTTTACATACGGGTTCACTTGGTCAGTTCCGCCGTACTGGTGTACCTGGGCAATTTTAGCCGCGACACCGGTATAACCGACACCAGCAGAATCAGGCAGTGCCTGAAGTCGCAAAAAGGTGGCATTGCGTAAACGGCGAAACATTGGCTGTTTTTTACTGGTGCGTTTAGTGGTGGCCTCCGCCTCGACCGATAAAAAACGGTCAATATCGACACGGTTAAAGGTGCGGATCGCGTTACGGTCATTATCCCAGCCGGTTATCTGGCGCTTATTGCCTGACCAGTTTTTCAGGTCGCGCACGGAGCCTTGATAGATAAACCGTAGGCGTTTTTGCACGGTTTTAATGCTGTCTTTGCGTTTGGTGTACGGGGAGCCATCCGCGTTTAATTGCTGACGAATACGCTGTTGCTGACCGCGGCGCAGGGTAATGGAAATGTCCCGGCTCAGTTTGTGTCGTGCGCCCGATTTCCCGCGATTAATCAGGCGTTGTAAATACTGTTCCAGTTCCTGAAATTCGTTATCCATAGTGCCTCTTTCCATCTGTGTCCAACACAGTCATTTTTGTCTGTGCTCGATATCAGCCTGCCCAAGGGGTGTTGGCGGCGGCCCGTTCCCAATCTGCCAGCATATCGCCGCGCGCATCGGCGGGTTCGTCAAGGTGGGTCAACTCTAATTTGTCGTTAACGTCCAGCACTCTGACCGCCTCGGTCAGCTCGATGTGCATCACTATATCGGCGGTGGCGTTATTGAGAATATCGGCTTCAAAAGTAAAGCCTGTCTTGCGCCGGTCGGGATTGAAAATCAAATCTGGCTGATGGCGGTGTACCCACAGCATAGTGGGCAACGTGACCGTATCCATGCTGTAGGGATAATCCATCACGATAACGTGCACGGTGTAGCGGTATTCGAATGACAGCGATTTTTGCCCGGTGGCGACTACCGTACCTTTATCCAGCCAGATAGCCAGCTTGTCGGGATTATCCCGTAGGTAAGGCACCGCCTGACTCAGTGCAGAACGCAGCAAATTAGGTTTTAACATTGGGTGTTCCTTGCTGGCAGGCCAGTACCATATCGACCTGAGCGGCACAGGCGTGTAAAGCTGCTTCTAGCTGGTCGATATCGTCGCTCAAGTCGCCGTTAGTCAGCGGGCTGGCTGCTGGAAACAGGCAGGCCGTGGCCTTCGGACAGCCATTGACGGTAATCTGCGGCCCCGGTGAAGGCAGGCCGCTGACGCAGCCGGACAATATCATCAGGCAAGGGAGTGTCAGCCCAACGGCGTAACGTTGCATTTTCACGGTATAACCTCTTGATTTGGCTATTACGTTGCGCCAACAGCTGATCGGCGCTGGCGACCTGTTGGCGCAATTGTGCCTGTGCCTGATTATTGGCATTGGCGGTCAGTGCCAGGGCAATAAGTTGGCCGTTTTTACTGGCTGAATCGGCCGCTTGCTGGTCAATTACTACTTGCCGGGCTTCAGATAAACGGTAAGTTTGTACGCCACTGGCAAGCAGCAACGCGGTGGCAACCGCCCAGGCGATCGGGGCTGTGTTGATAATTGACATGGATTAGCCCGGATATTGACGGGCGGGCAATTGAAAATGCGGGCCGTCTTTAAAGGTTGTCCAGTTACCGCCCCATTCCACAGCGATCCCCAGTTCGGCGGCGGCCTGTTTCATTGCGTCAGCCATAGGATAGAAATACTTCCATTCCCAGCTCACCTTGCCATCAGGCAGCGGCACAATATCCACCGCATGACCGGTTAAATGGCGGCTGTTCAGTGTTTGACTGGCACCGGCTTTAACCAGTTGGCGCTGGCGTTCCAGTGTGCGGCGGCCCTCAATCACTTTAAAATCAATTGGGGTGATTTCCAGCGCGCGGCGCACCACTTTCACAAGGTCAGGATACACGTCGATCAGATTGCTTTCGCTGGCTTTGCCGAAAATAAACTTATTGTTTGGCATCAGGGGTTACCGCCTTTTTATTCACGATTTTAAACACCAACTCACGGATAGCTTGCAAGCCGATCAGCCCGACCAGGCAACTGATAAAGATTTCCACTTTCCCGGCGGCGACTTCGGTTAGTGCGCCATTTAGCCAGGGAATCGCATCAATGGCGCGGATCAGCATCGGGGAGATCACCGGGCCGATATTGACGCCGACCAGCCCACAGACCACGCCCTCACCAATGCCTTCGCGCAACTTACCTCCGCCCCATACCACGCGGTGAAACGCCACAATAAAGGTGAGAAAAAAACCATTGAGTACCGTTGAATGCGTGGAGTAAAAATCCACCATTGTGCCTATCCAGCGCGGATCTTTTTCTGGCATTTTCATGTCCGTTACCCTCTTTGGGGAGCCGTGGCTGTGGCGATTAGTCCCACAGCTGAATCATGTTCTGTTGCGCCGGTTCGGTGGTGTCGGGCAATTCCAGCCAGTGACCGGCGGGCAGTATCGGCCCCCGTTCAGCCAGCCCCGGATTGGCCTGATAAACCGCTTCGGTAACCCCCTCGGTGCGGCCGTAGTGACGCCAGCACAGCGCGTCAACGGTGTCGTACTGTTGAGCCTGAACACGCATTTACACCAACTCGGCAATGCCGCGTTCACGGCCTTGCACGTCACTGATGGCCCAGCGGGCGTCACGCCACAGGTCGGTAATGTTCGGATCAAGGGCATCAGCCCGTTTATTGCCGTCGCCGGTGGTGTCCATATCGCGATAACGTTCGGTTAGATTGGCTTTAGCATGGCAGTAGACTGCCCGGCGGTAACGCTGTACCCGCATGGATTCACCCGCGACGTGTTCTGACTCCACCGCTTCCAGCTTCAACACGCCAGCGGCTTCTTGCTCGACGCGCCATGCCCGTAACTGGCCGTTGGTGTTACTGATGGCCTCGATCACTGCTTCTTTCAGGCGCTCGGCGGTGACATTGCCATCCAGACGCATCACTTTGCGTAAATCACCCAGTGAGATCACCGGCCAAAACGGCGCGCTGGCGATCGTCACGTCCGGCCCTTCGGGTGGGCTTGCCGGATGTACCGGCTCTTTGGCGAGAAAACTCATATCATCACCATTAATAAAATGGGCGGTGGACGCAGTTATCAGGGATAAACCTCATTTCCGCGTGCCGCCCGACGTGCGGGGCACGATTCAGGGGGTACGTTTGGTGCGCACCGTGTTGGTTTAATCTTTGGCTGCGAATTCGAGGTTGCTGGCCGCAGTCAGTGCGGCTTTTTTCAGGTTCCGTTCCAGCACTTCAATATCTTTTTTTACGCCGACATCGGTGTGCGCGGCTAAAGCCCGCTGCAACCAGATAAGGGCAGACGCCTGATCAGCCTGATTGGTGCTTTGGCGCAGGGTGTAGCCGATGGCCTTGAGCAACTTGGCGCGGGCCTCATCCGGCATATCTTTATCCGCCGTCAGCTCTTGCAGGCGCAGCAAAATATCAATTTCAATTGCCGGACTGTTGGCGGACGCAAGTTTGAAATTCAGCAACGCGGCTTCAGACAGCTGATCGACGATGAAGCAGGCGGCGGTGCGCTGGTATTTGTCAGCCATTGGCAGGTTATGGCCGATCACATATTCCGCCAGGCGCAGTGCGTCACGGTATAACCCGGCATCCACTGACCACACCATGCAGGTGGTGACCACCTCATCACTTTGGCCGCTATTGGCGGTCAGGACACCGTCGAGCCAGCCGTCGTAGGCGGGCAGCATTTCGCGCTTCATCTCTGCGCGGGTGATATGGGATTGAAATTGCGACAGGCGGCGCTGATCAATGCGCAACCGGTAAAGCTGTTGTTCGTAAGCTGAGCCTTGCACTACGTCTGCCGTGGTGCCGCGTCGTTCGGCCATCACTTTGTCGTAATGGCGTTGTGCTGGAGTTAACATCATGCCTCCTGGGTTTAATTGGCTGGCGCTGTTAAGGCTCAATCGGCTCACCGGCTTTGATGCCTTCAATCAGGCAACCGAAACCGTAATCCTCCACGCAATAAGCCTCGTTATCGGACTCATAGGTGGTGACGCGGTTAAACTCCGGTTCCTCTTTGAGGGTGCGGCGGTGTGTCCCTTCCTGCACATAGATAGCCAGATTGTCGAATGTGGTAATAAACAGGGCATCGGCGGGGAAGAACGGCGCGCGGTAGGTCTGCATCCCGCCGATTTGCTTCTGCGATACCAACATCTGACCGGCTAATGCTTCAGTGTGGGGATTGCTGCCGCTGACGGTGTTCAGTACCGGGAAATACTTGTCAGCCAACAATTTGCGGCCACAGATCACCATCAGGCCGGTGTCGTCCTGATACCAAGGGTCGATCAAGCTGTTGACCGCATCAAAAGCCAGTGAATCAAGGTTGCCATACTGTCCCTTGGTGATCAGTTTGTTGTCCTCATCACGGGTGGACACCATCACATTAGACATCACACGCTGTGGGGCAAACAGCCGGTATTTTTTCAGCCAGCCGATATTAACGTCTTGTAATAACGGGTTAGCGGTAATATCTGACTTAGCCGCCACTGACGTGCCATTAAAGCCAATCATGATGCGATCTAGTGCACGACGCGTAATAATCTGATTGGTCACTCGCGTTTTAAAGTCACGCTTACCAGCCCACGCATCCAGACGGGCATAACTGATATAGGTGTCAGAGTTGGTTTGTTCGCAACGGTATGTACCGTTATCCTCAATGGTTTCCGGTGAGTTAGGCTCACGGCGTACCGTTGTCGAGGTATTGCGGCTGGCAATCGGGCCACTAACACCAATGCCAATGCGTTGGCCTTCCTGTTCTGGGACAAGGTTCACATTGATGCGCTTCAGAAAATCACTGGATTGCTGAATCTTATCTTCCAGTGTTTGGGCAACTGACGGGACAACTGTAAATTGTTTGCTTACCCGTTCCAGTGGCAAGCCGTTGAGCTTGGCCTGTGTGGACAGATATTCGTCCCATTTATCACGTGTTTCATTTCTCATGTTCTTTATTCCTGTGGATTCAATAGGGCGGTTTAGCAGTCGATAGTGTCGTCAGTGCTGCCTTCTGGGCCACCTTTAGCCGGTGGGCGGCTGGTGTGCTGGCTATCTTCGGATTGCAACTTGGTTGTCAGCGAGGCAAACGAGGCGGACAACTGAGATAGCTGGCCTTTTAGGTCAGCCACTTCCTGCTGGCTGGCGGCAAATTGTTGTTGGGTTTCCAGTACGGTTTTCTGGCTTTCGGCAATCACCTGCACCGCCTGGCGAATATCCTCCAAATTGCCATCGGTTTTGCGTTTGGCACCAAATAGCAGGTCTTTAATCTGCTCAGTGAATTTCTTGCTGGTATCGTCAACGGTCGGTGTTTCATCGAATTCAATCAGGGTTTCTTCCAGCGCGGTAAACAGACAATCGTCGGATTGCTTGCGACCGGCCAACGGGTGCGGCTTACCGGCAGCAACCTGTTGCGCGCAGAACTGGATCATTTCCGTGCCCAGACTGCCTGGGTTATCAGTCAGAGCTAACCCTTTCAGATAGGCGCGGCCACTGTCGGCAAAGTTGGGTGAGAACTGGATCGAGGTATAGACCTTTTGACGGCTTTTATTCAGCGTTAGCATTTCATCCGTGGGGTTGATTTGTGCTAACAAAGCCAGCTTGCCACTCAATGGGCCGTTAATGATTTTTTCAGTCTTGACGGCCGTCACGTCGCCATAGCAGCGAAATACGCTATCAGGCATCAGGCTTTTGTAGTGCTCCAGATCGACGCGGGCACCAAAAACCGTGGGGTCATAGGTGAATGCGATATCGACTAAGTCCTGACGGTTAATGACGCGGCCGTCTGTGGTTGCCCCTTCAACGGCAACGCGGAAAAACTTTGATAATTTAGGCATATAACAATGCTCCGGGTATCAGCAATCGGTGTGCAATAAGCAGCGGACACCATCATCACCCCAGCGGCTAAACCCGCGCAAAGCCTTGTTATTGTAAGAGGTCTGCTACAACTTTATCCCCTCGCCGCCAGTCACGCGGGCGCGATAGCCTAAGCCTCATGAGCAAATTAGCCCCCGATTCTGCACGCGATGCCCGTAGTCTTTACTGGCAGGGATACCAGATATCTCATATCGCCAAACTGACCGGTTTCAATGTGCATACGCTGTATTCCCGGCGCAAGCGCGAGAACTGGGACAAAACCGCGCCCCTCGACCGGGTGCGCTTTACCACCGAGGCCCGTTATAACCAGCTGATTGATAAAACCGAGAAAAGCGGGCGGGATTTTAAAGAGATTGATTTGCTGGCGCGCCAGTTGGTGCGCTTTGACCGGCAACTGAATAACGACGGCGGCGAAGGTCGCAAAAAACAGCCGAAGAACCATTTCAGTGATGAACAGATCGAGCAGCTGAGAGTCAGGTTTTACGATGGGCTTTATGAGCACCAAAAGCGTTGGTATAAAGCCAAAAGTCTGGCGATCACTATCCGTAATATCCTCAAGTCGCGCCAGATTGGGGCGACCTGGTATTTTTCCCGCGAAGCGCTGATCGATGCATTGGAAACCGGCCGTAATCAGATATTTCTGTCCGCCTCCCGCGCCCAGGCGCATCAGTTCAAACGCTTTATTATCAAGTTTGCCGCCGAGGTGGGTGTCGAGCTGAAGGGCGATCCGATTATGTTGTCTAACGGGGCTGAGCTGCATTTCCTCGGCACCTCGGCGGCGTCGGCGCAGTCGTATACCGGGAATCTCTATTTCGACGAATATTTCTGGACGAGTAATTTTATCAATCTGCGCAGTGTGGCCGCCGGTATGGCAACACAAACCGGGCTGATAGAAACCTATTTCTCTACCATTTCCAGTGAAGAACACGAAGCCTATCGCTTTTGGTCGGGTGAGCTGTTTAACGACGGTCGCAAAAAGGCTGACCGCGTCAACATTGATATCACCCACAAGAACCTGAAAAACGGCAAGATTTGCGCGGATATGCAGTGGAAGCAGATCGTGACTGTCAAAGATGCGGCGGGATTGGGTTTTGACCGTATCGACGTTGACGATCTGATCGCCAAGAAATCCCCGGATGAATTCAACAACCTGTACATGTGCCAGCCCATCACCAATGGCGAGCGGCCGTTCTCATACAGCGAGCTGATTAATTGCGGCGTGGACGGTTGGAACGCGGGCGTGTGGGACGACTGGCGACCTTATTCACCGCGACCGCTGGGCAATTCGCCGGTGTGGATTGGTTATGACCCTAACGGCGAGGGCGAAGGGGGCGACAGTGCCGGATTGGTGGCAATCGCCCCGCCACAGGTGGAGGGGGGCAAGTTCCGCGTGCTGGAAGCCATTCAGTTGCGCGGGATGCCGTTTGAACTTCAGGCCGAGGAAATCAGGAAAATGACCCAGCGCTACAACGTGCAGTTTATCGGTATTGACGGCACCGGCATTGGTGGCGCGGTGCATTCGTTGGTACTGAAATTCTTCCCAGCGGCCATGAAATTTGTTTACAGCATCAGCGTGAAGTCCGCCCTGGTACTCAAGGCGCAAATGGTGATGCGTCGGGGCCGCTTTGAATATGACGCCGGGCTAAGTGTGATTGCTCAATCCTTTATGACTATCCGTAAATCAGTGACACCGGGCGGAATGACGACCTATACGTCTGACCGTTCCAAAGGGGCCAGCCACGGCGACGTGGCGTGGGCCATCATGCATGCATTGCAAAACGAACCGATTGGCGCAGAAACTGGTAGCACCGGCGGCGGCTTTGTTCAGGAGTTTTAACCGTGGAAATGAATACAACTTTACCCGCAGCAGTGACGACGGATGTACCACCCGCCCAGCAGCCCATCTCAACGATGGAATCTTTCACTTTTGGCGACCCGACGCCGGTATTAGATCAGCGGGATTTGCTGGATTGCATGGAGTGCGCCAGCAATGGTAACTGGTACGAGACACCGATCAGCTTCTACGGGCTGGCGCGTATTTTTCACTCGGCCATTCACCATCAATCACCGCTTAACTTTAAACGCCGGGTACTGATGAGTTGTTACCGGCCGCACCCACTGCTTTCCCGCGCTGATGCCGGGGCATTCGTGCAGGATTTTCTGGTGTTCGGCAATGCCTATCTTGAACTGCGCAAAAATCGTCTGGGCGGCCCGCTGGCGCTGAAGCATGTTCCGGCCAAGTACATGCGGCGCGGGAGCAATTTGGATCAGTATTGGTTTGTGACTTACGAGAAAGAGGATTATGCCTTTGCGGCTGGCTCGGTGTTCCATCTGGCCGAGCCGGATATCCATCAGGAAATTTATGGTTTGCCGGGGTATCTGGCGGCTATCCCGTCGGCGCTGCTCAATGAGGACGCCACGCTGTTTCGGCGCAAGTATTACATTAACGGCAGTCATGCCGGGGTGATTGTTTATCTGTCTGATGCGATGCAGAACGATACCGATGTGCAGGCACTCAAGCGCACCCTGACCGATGCCAGAGGGAAGGGGGCATTCAAGAACGTATTTGTCTACGCAGCGGGCGGGAAGAAAGACGGCCTGCAAATTATGCCGTTCAGTGAGATAACCGCCAAAGATGAGTTTAACGGTATCAAGAACGTAACCCGCGATGATTTGCTGGCCGCACACCGGGTACCGCCGCAACTGATGGGGATCATGCCGACCAATACCAGCGGCTTTGGGGATGTTGAAAAAGCCGCGAAGGTGTTCGCCATCAATGAGCTGTACCCCATCATGGAAGACCTGAAAGCCCTGAATGACTGGCTCGGTGTCGAGGTGTTCCGCTTTAACCCCTACGCACTGGCCGAAGTCAAAGCCTGACCCGCCGATTCATTCAATAATTTTCATCCACACCCGCACGGGCGCACCTTGCAACCCGTGCAATTTCCCGATCGCGCCATAACGCCCTGAGCGCCCCGTGGCAAGGCGCACGCCTCACGCATCCGATCACGACACCCATCACCCGAATGCACATCATCATGACCCACAAGCAGCGATTCAGCCGGAGGTGCCCGACCACCCCCAGACCCTTCAGCGCGCGATTGTCTCCCCTCCACGCCTGCACGCAAAAAGGGGCTCTTTTTGTGCATTTGTGCAAGTGGCGGCAGGCCGCGCCAGTTCTGGGCTGGAAGGGGGGGAATAGCATCAAAAATATTGTGCAAATTTGTGCGGGATTTTTGGGTGTTTCTTGCCAATGGAGTTATAGGATATTAGGTGTACATAACATTCATAGGTGGGTACGCAGGAGCCTTCAATAAAAATAGTACCTAGATTTATGTATAAAACTTGCCATTTAATTTAATTTAATGTAATTAATCAGCCGGTTAAAAACATTTATCTTTGCGATCAAAAATAGTCGTAGGGCGGTAGCGTAATAAATAATAATCAATTAATACAATGGGATAGGTTTTTAACTAATCATCAGCATAAAAATACTCAAATCGTAACATTAAAATTTTACTAAGGATAGATTGTGAAGGATTTCTTCATATCGGAGCGTTTCTCCCGCATTTTGATATTCTCTGGTGCTGCACTGCTAGCCTTTTTTATATTTGTATTCTGTTATAAGGCAATTCTGCTAAATTTTGACGTCCCTATAAAACCTGATGTTTTTGGTCAACTTGGTGATGTAGTCGGCGGTATTGTAGGATCACTATGGGCTTTGGCTGGCGTAATATTATTTTATGCTGGTTTAATGGAACAAAGAAAAGATATAAAAACTAACCAACATGCCTTAGAACAACAGATTCTAGCATTAAATAATCAAAGTGAAGAGATTGAGTTGCAACGTAAAGAATATGAAATGGCTCGAGTAGTTTTTACTGAACAGCGAGATGTATTGAGAGAGCAATCTAGAACATCGAGGATCCAGCAGTTTGAGTCAAACTTCTATTCATTGGTTGATATTTATATAAAAATAAGAAATGAACTCCTGCTAGAAAAAAACACATCAATGCTCGATATAAATAATCAAATCAGGCAAGGTATTATACCGGTTCATGGAGTTAAAGAAAAAGTTAGTAAAATAACTGATAATTATCAAATTATATACTATGAAAATAAGGATAAATTATCACATTACTTAAAAACAATATATCGGTTATATAAAGTCATTGACGAACAAGAAGATTTGGATGAAAAGAGAAAATATTTTTATGCAAAGATAGTTAGATCACAGTTCACGGAAGAAGAGTTGTTTCTTATATATTATAATTCATATTCAAGTTACGGGAAAAACTTCCGAGCATTGATTTTAAAATATAACATATTGAAACATTTAGTTTTAATCAATAAATTAGAATTTAAATGTTTTGAAGTAGATAGTACAACAATATGCTCATGTCGATTATTATTTATTAATTGGCTAGATGAATTCATGATTCAACATCATGCTAAAATGATGGATTTATCTATTGATGAGCCTTGCTATGAATCTGTATATGTGCACAACGGAATAAATGTTCTTAAAATTATAATGTCACTGACGGACGAAGATTATATTAAATTTTCAATACATTTTTTAAATTTGAGTTTTATCGGAGAATTATTTCTAGTTGATAAATTCACTTTATTTTTTGAACATTATATATATGATAGATTTATTTTAAATAATTTAGAAGACATTCATGATAGTGATGATGTAAAAATAAATGTTATTGATAGTTCACAACATGATTATATATTTAAGACAGATAAAAATTTAAAAATAAATTTTGATACTTATTGATATTGAGGTGCTATATGCTTGATAACGATTTCGAACGAGTTTTTAAAAATAATATTAAAATTAGCACGCGTTCAATAACTGTTAAAACGCTGCTAAGCGAAAGGAACTTAAAAAGAATTGATTATAAACCCTATTATCAACGAAACTATGTATGGGATGTAGCGAAAGCAACATTTTTTATAGAAAGTATTCTCCTTGGCACTGATATACCACCATTAATTCTCTTTAAATCTGGACGAACTGTTGAAGTAATTGATGGTAGACAGCGATTTGAAACATTAAAACGATTCAAAGAGAATAATCTTAAACTGAATGCGAATGGTTTAATGGATCTTAAAGTTCTTAAAGGGAAAAGTTTTAATGATTTACAATCTAATATAATCGAAACATTACTAGATACTAAAGTTAGAATTTTTGAATTTGAAGTGGTAAATGAACCTCAGTTATCAGATGTTATAGAGGATAAAATAAAAAAAGAAATATTTAGACGTTATAATACAGGAATAACCTCTTTAAGTTCAACTGAGTTAGACAATGCTAAATATGATAATGATCCATTAACTGATGTTATGGAGAATGATCTTGAGAATGATGAAGAATTTGCATCTAAAGTTAGCGATTGTTTTTTCAGTAATAAGAAAAACAAATCTGAAATTAATTCAAGTGCAATAGATTTTTTTAGACGGTATATAGTGTTATCTGAATTTCCTATAACGACCTATGCAGGAAGTGGTAGTCGAACAGAAATTAGGGAGTTATTATATGAATTCACTATTGGGGGGATCGATGATCCTCATGAGTATTACTCTAATTTCAAAAAAATAATATGTAAAGTAATAAAAATACATGAAGAACTATCTTGCAATAAGGACTTAGATAATAAGCTAATCTATGAGTGTTTACTTTGGGCTTTTACAATTTTACTGAAAGAAAATGTTAATGATACTGAATGCGTCGATAAGAATTTCATTAATACTCTTAAAAAACATTATGCTGAAAATATAGAAAAATACTCACTATTGGAATATCATTATTACGCTAATATACTCACTAGATTCAATGATACAGCAAACTTGTTTTCGAAGATGTTTAACGTCGACTTCTCATTATATATAAAAGATGAGAGATTTAATAATAGACTAAAAGGTTTAAAACAAACTGAAGATCAAGGGTTGCTAAAAATTGAAGCTCTGCAAGGACTTAGAGTATTAAAGCCAGAGCCATCTTCAATTCCAATTGAAGAAATAATAAATGATTTAAATACTAGTAAATATCTTGTAAGACCTTCGTATCAAAGGCAGGAAAAAATTAATACAAGGAAAGCTTCCTCTATTATTGAAAGTATTTTACTTGGAATTTATTTACCCCCTATATTTGTTTTTAAAAATAAAGACTCAGTTAAAGAAGTTATTGATGGACAACAAAGACTCTTGTCAATACTCGGGTTTATGGGGAAAACATACAAAGATGAAAAGGGCGAAAGTCAGTACTCAAAAAATAATAATTTTTCTCTCAATAACTTAAGAATATTAAAAGAATTTAATGGGCGAAAATTTAGCTCTTTGCCCGAAAATTACATAGAGAAGCTATATGATTTTGATATTAATATAATTGAGATTGATGCAAAGGTTAATGATAACTTTGATCCAATCGACTTGTTCATTCGATTAAATAATAAGCCTTATCCAATTAAAGATAACTCGTTTGAAATGTGGAATTCAACTGTAAATTACTCAATAATTAAGGAGATAAAAACTTTAACTAATAATCATCTCAAATGGTTTTATTTGAGAGTGACGAATATAGAAAGAATCAATGACCGTATGGAAAATGAGGAGATGATTTCTGTTCTTGCTTATTTACAATATATAAAGAAACATGATGAAAAAACCAGCGGCGTTGAATTTTATTTAAAACAAGATAGATTAAGTTGTCGAATTAGTAATAAATCTGCGATAACAAATTTCTTGCAAGGTCTAGATGAAGATCTAAATAAGAAAACCCTTTTTTCTTACTGTATTGAAGATATTGATACTTTCATAAGAAAATTAAGGCATGTTTTAGTTTCCGGTGTTGATGAAATGGAAGATGCCGATCTATCTAATGAATTAAATGATTTAATAAATATAAAGAAATCATCTGGATTTAAGCGGACACTACAAGATATATATTTATTATGGATGGTTCTAAGTGAAATTGAACTAGGAGCTGTAATCATTAATCATGAGTCAATTAAAGAGGATCTTCTATCTCTAATCAAGAAGATGAAAAATGTGACTAATGAGAAAGTTGATGAAGGTTTTCTTAAAGGATTTACTGGCGATATAAAGAGAGTAATAAATAAGTATCAAGGGTGAAACAGGAAAACCTAGAACAATATGTATCTAGGTTTTTTCTTTAAAAGAAGTTCTGAATAATAATTTATTGATATACAGATAATGACATTTGAAGCCTTATACTTATCTTAGCGAAGTGTTGATGCAGTAATTTTTGTTTAGATTCAATATAATTCCCTCCCCAAAATCCACCTTACCCCCCATCACTAACGCCCGCAATTCCCACGGCTCCGGCTCTATGCCGATTTTTCGCAGGAAACTCAGCACCTGATCCGCTAACTTACCGACAGGCTGATACTGAGCCGCTATCTCTGCTTTCTTCACCTCGCGATTATCAGAGACTTTCTTACCCTTATCCCCATCATTGCGGATCCGTTCGGCCAGTTCTCGCCGTTCCTTACGCCCCATATCCTCAAAAAGCTGGCTGGTTTGCTGGTGATAACGTTTTATCTGCTTGGTTGTGGCGTTCTTGGACAGTTTTGGATAACTAAATTCTGCGGCTGGCGGGGTGCTTTCAACCGATTTTTCCGGTTGAGGGCAGCTACCGCGTACAGTTATTGACAGAACTCCAAGGGGCGGCGGGCCGCCCTGAACGTCAACAGAAAAATCCGCGTCAGCTTTGATTTTAGGAACAATCTTGTAAGTGGTGGTGCGGGTATAGATAATTGAATTAGAACCCGATTCAGGGGCAAAGACACCAGTGATCCGGCTGACGTTATCCCCGTAATCGTTGCCATTCTCAGTGATGTCGTAATTGAGCCTTACGCGCAAATCTTTACGGGCGACTAGCGGGCCGCCTTGTGCGAGGGTGTAACCCGCCCAGTTGCCTTCGTCAGCGGCAACCTGAGCCGGTGATATCTCTGGGAATAAACGCAGCTCCTTGTCCCGCAGACGGCGTAATTCACGGTATACCGTGACCGGCGCACCACCTATTTGCTGAAACTGGCGAATACGCCAACGGGACGCCCAGGCACTGACTCGCTTGGCGGTTTCCTTTAGGGGTTTACCGCTTTCGTCGTCCAGCTCATCATCAAGCGCATAACCGTCGATATTCTTTGATATATATTTGGCAATGTAGCCGGTGGCGCTACCCAGTTCTTTATCAATGGGGACCACATGGAAACGGGCTTTGAGCGCTTCTTGTGATTGCAGCTCTTCCGAGTCTTCCCAACGGGCATAGGTGCAAAAAATATCGCGGGCCAGTTCGATATCAGCAGGCATCATAAATAGCAGCATATGCCAGTGGGGTGTTTCGTCATGGTGAGGCTCCGCCACACGGAAACCAAATACCCGGATACCGGCACGTTTCCACGCGGCACGAACCTGTGACCAGATGCGACATAAATACTTCTGCGTCTGCCGTGGGCTGGCGCCACGCCATTTGTGATTACGTTTGCCACTGTTGTGCATGGAATGGAATTTCGACGGCGCTGTTAAGGTGTAGAAATCACCGGCTAAATTCTCTTGCTCCGCGATATCCTCAAAACCGCGCATTCTGGTCATTAATTCGCAGCGGCGGATCGCCGGATTGGCAATACTGCCATCGTATTTATCAACCAGCGAAATCCGGTTCCCGTCTTCATCTTCCAGCTCAAACGCCTGTAAGAATTCACGGTTAGACCTCTTCTGCGCTTGCCATTCTTTGAGGGCGGGATCACTGCAATAGGGCGCTGATTTGGCGTGAACATAACCTGCCGCAATCATCAGGTGTTCACGCCACTGATCATGGATATGCTTCAGACGACGCAACCACCATGAAGGGGACTCAATACGGGCAGTGGCGCGCAATGCTTCGTCCGCTGTCATCGTTTGGCTTTCGTATAATCCCCAGCCCGGTGCGCTGGTATTTAGCTGACGAGTTAAAAAACCGATATAGCCATAACCGGATACAATCGCGGTTTCAATATCACCATCAGGTAAACCCATTTGATGATCATATTCGCGGATAAATTCGCCAGTCATACAATCTGATAGGCGATAGGCCAGCCTTTTTATCTCGCGCTTGCCGTAGTAAGGAATACGGCGAAAATCATCGTAGAAAGGCAGCAATACACCTGATTGAATATCAATTTGATATTGTTTTGTTACACAGCCCACACGCGGCAATAGGTACTTTTCAATAGAATTAATTAAGTAGCTATTGGCTCGTTTGGCTCCACTGTTTTGTTTAATGTTCTCCACCCGTAGGGTGTAGTAGCGGCGGATATAGTGAGGCAGAGACTCAAGGCGACGCATAACACGCCGCGCACGAGGGATAGGTTCATTAATTTGACCAAAGCTTCTGAATAAATCCTCGCTGATTGGCTTCTCACTGGCTGCGGTAGTAATCGCTGGCCGAGGTACGTTCCATGAGTAAGCCCCGGCAAAGGTTTCAGTGTTACCGGGTTGAGGTGGGGGTGGGGGGCGGCGTGAGTTCCGTCCCCCCATTATGCTATCCCGCGATAGTGTTTCTTTTTCTCTTCATGTATTTGCTGGCAAGTAACACAAAAAACCACGCCCGGCACGGTAACGCGCCGTTGCTCTGGAATTGCCGCCTCGCAGCATGCACAGATAAAAGCCGATGGCGTGATTGGCTTATTGCGGGCCTTGGCGATTTGCATGGCTAATAGCATCTCTTGCCGTTCCTGGGCGATATCCATTAAATCAGGCATCAGTGTTGCCCCTCAGATATAGCCTTGAGGTTTTTAGCAACCTGGCGGATTAATTCGATAGCTTCAATACTATTAAGCTCATTTTGGGAAATATGATCGGAAAGGGCGGTTAACTTTTCTGACAAATTAAGCGCAAAGGCTTTCCGTTCCTCCCTTCGGGCACTATTTAAATATTGGTGCATGGCTTCAGTTGAAGCGGATATTGCAGCAAGTCTACGATTTATCATTTTGCTATTCCTCGTTTTCAGGCAATAGGAATCCCGGCGCGATATAAAACGCCTGTGGTTTTCTGGTAATTAATTACGGGTCTTGTTTGATTACAGCGTCAGCATCGGGCAGTTCTTTCGGGAATGAGGCCGTTAATTCCGATAGTTCCCTCATCGCCTTAATAACAGCCAACCGATCCCATTTATCCAACTCATGAAACTTCAGTTTATGTTTATCCCGATGCAGTCCTGCGGTGAAATAGATCAAACCTCTGTGGCGAAATGACACTGCTGATAAAAAGGCGGTAACTCTATTCTTTCCTTTTAATGCCTTATTAAGCATTAACCGGACATGAGCTGTTTGCGCAAGACCGGTTTTTATTTGCTCCGCTGTGAGTTCAATGGCTCTGGCAGACTTTTGCATCGGCAATACCTCCGACCAAGAGGAATTAAGCGAATAATTCCATAAGGTGGGCAATTCCTCATCTGATGTAGTTGATCAATGTAAGCCGTGGCTTGCGCCTGAGCGTCAAACTTGCCGTAAGACTGATTGCTCTGGCTCACCTGATAACAAGTCATCAGCGTTATTTTGTTACGTTTCAGACGGATAATAGAGAATCCACGATAAACACAGGTATGTTCGCTGACTTTTACCAGCACATTACATGGGCTAATCAATTCATCATCTCCACATAGCGTTCGGCTTTATAACGGGCATTTAAGTAAATCGCGTATAGGTTCACTTCACGCTTTGCGCCTTTCTTCTGTTGGATGATGGGTAAACGGCCGGTATCAGCCTGGGTACGGATGGTGTTTGGGTTGATCCCTTGGCGTTTGGCATAGTCAGCGATGGACTCTGACAGTTTATCGCCAAAAGGATAATCTGCAGGCAACTCCCTGATAATTGAGGTATTCAGACTTCTATTCTGTTTCTTTAGCATAAGTGCTACCCTCTAGGAACACGCAGTTTTAAGTCATTTAGGTCATTTGCGCATGACCTTGATATGAGGGTAGTCATTTGGACGTGACCTTGTCAAGTATTTACGCACAAAAGCTAAAAGCCATCCGCAAAGCTGAAGGGTTAACTCAGAAGTCTTTTTCCGAACAAGCAGGCATTCCACTCGGAACAATTAAGAATTATGAAACGGGTCAGGTGGAGGCGGGGTTAAAAGTTATTGAACTTGTGGTTAACAACCCGCAATTCAAGAAATACACGATGTGGCTAATGACAGGGGATGTCGCGCCGGAAATCGGCCAGATCTCCCCTGATCTCTCCCCTAATGGGCCAGAAAGCACATCTGCGAGCCCAAAAGGCCAGAAGGTTGGCTAATCGCCTATAAAGTAAAAAATCGTTGGGGCAAAGGCGGGATTTGTTACGAAAGGAACTTCTTCGATGAGTATTAAGTCACTTGGCGCTGAAGGTTATATAGTCGATGTGCGGCCACAGGGTCGTGAAGGGAAGCGTGTTCGTAGGAAATTCAAAACCAAAGCTGAAGCGCAGCAATATGAACGCTGGGTTATTGCTACACAGAATAATAAAGATTGGGTAGATAAACCCGCAGATCAAAGACCGTTGTTAGACCTAATCGAACTGTGGTGGAAACATCACGGCCAGAATATGAAAGACGGGGTAAAGCGAGCGCATAAATTACGTGTTATGGCCACTAAAATGGGCCATCCGAAAGCGAGCCAAATCACACGCACATTCTTCTCAGACTATCGCGTATTGCGGTTAGCTGAAGGGAAAAAAGCAAAAACCGTCAACCTCGATCAGGAAATGTTAGGTGGTGTGTTTTCTGTTCTTATCGAATTGGGACATTACCATAGTGAGCACCCACTGAAGGCAATGAAAAAAATCAAGTTGCCTGCTCAGGAAATGGGCTTCCTAATAAATGATGAAATCAGGACTTTGCTCAGTCGATTAGAGGGTGATCATCTAAAGGCTGTGAAATTATGTCTTGCGACTGGCGCTCGGTGGGGTGAAGTCGCCAAGCTTCGCAGAGATGAGATTATCGGTAATAAGGTGACTTACCTCGATACAAAAAATAGCAAGAATAGAACAGTCCCTATATCGCATGAATTATGCGAGCAATTAACCGATGGAGTTAAAACAGGGCCGTTATTTAAGTCTTTAAATTATCCCTATGTAAGAATCTGCGTCAAAGAAGTGGCTCCGGGTCTACCCGCAGGGCAAGCCGTTCATGTTTTACGCCATACGTTTGCCAGCCATTTTATGATGAATGGCGGCAACATTCTGGCGCTCCAGAAAATATTAGGGCATTCAAATATTTTACAAACCATGAATTATGCGCACTTTGCACCTGATTACTTAGAAGATGCAGTGAGATTTAATCCACTCACAGCTAGTTTTTTCATTTAA